AATCAAGTTGGCGTGCGCGACGAACCGTTGGGCCTTTGAGAATAGCCGCAGGGTATGTAGACAGATCGCTGATAAAGGCGTTAAAGCCATCTACCATGCCACCCTCAACGAACTGGTCCGTGATCTGACGCTTCATGCGCTCCATGCGGTCTGCTGCGTCTTCCATCAGCTTGACGCGCACGTCTTCTTCCGCCTGCTCGCGGAACGTATCCATCAGGACCTCGTCCAGCGGCTGGTTGCTCTGGATGGCCTCGATCACGTTCTTCGACACCAGTTCTGTCACCTTCTTAGTGAAGTCTGGTGGCATATCCGGCAGAGGTGTTGCCTTGACGTCAAACGGTACCATGCCTTCGTCAAGCAAGATGTCGCGCAGCCAAGACTCAGCCCCGCGACACTTGGTCTCGGTCAGCATCATGAAAATTTCAGAGCCGCCCGTCTTGCGAATCTCGTTAAGTTTGTCCGGCTCGTACTCACCCGTGCGCTGGCGTAGCGCGCGCAACATGGCTCGCTCAATGGGCTGCTTCGCGTCCCGCGCTGACTCCCAGCACCTGCGGACGTGCCCGGCTAAGCCCGACAATACTGGAATCTGCTGGCGCGCGGCGGCCTGTGTCGCGGACACCTTAGCAGCGTCCTCCGAGTCAAGCTGGCTGTTTGATTTTACTACGATGAGTCCGGCCATAATCAGTCGGCTCTGTCGTAGTGGCGACTGCCCTTGACGGCCTCGACGGCGCTAGAACACCCAAAACCTTCACCAACAAGTTTGGCTGCTTCTTTTAGCTTGGCTGGGCTGGAGGCTGCGCCGACTTTGCCGCCTGCGTGCTCAATGGCTGCCATGTACAGTTTACCGCCAGTCTCAACAGTCGGCGCTGCTGGCTTGCCAAAAAAGGCGTAAGAGGGGCGGGATGCACGGATTCCAGACGTATCCATCTTTGGATTTTCGGAATACACGGTGCTAGATTTTGTGATCTTAGTAGCCATACGGCCTCCACAGTTGGGGTGTACCTCGCTAGATTCTACACCCACAACCCCTTTTGTCCAACTTTATATCCAGCCGCTCATGCTAGCTTCCTCAACAACATGTGCCTTGCGCTTGGAAAACTTCCCGCCTTGTTGCGCATCGGCGTGCAGGGCTAGGTACTGCATAGCGTCAGCGATGTGCGACGCGTCGTTCTTCTCGGGCTTGTCTTCCAGCTCGCCGTTGGTCTTTAGCTTATAGCGGTACTGGCCACGAAACGCGTTAATGAGCGGTCTGCAGGACGGGTCTACCAGAAAGCCAGCGCGGGTATCAACCTGCCTGTTGAGGAACTGCTCCACCGCTGTAATACGCGCAATGATGCTGTTGGTGTATGCCGGTTGCGCTTGGAGGCCTTCTTGGTCTAAGATGTCATACACGGTTTTCTCGTCTGTCTGCGAACGTGCGGTGCCAGCCGGGTCCCCGATAACTAGGATGGGCGCGCCCGGAAATGTCATCGACAGCTCGGGCTTCAGTATCGTGCGCAAGAAGCGCAGCAGCCCCATACCGTCTGCCGTTAGTGAGCGGTATATCAGCAGCCTACCCAGCGCGTCTATCTGCCCGACTACTGCCGACGGGTTCAGGCCGAAGTCCATGCCGATAAGCACAGGGCGTAGGCCGTTTAGTATGGGTATTAGCGGCTTCTTGGCGACGTGGAAGTCCGCGTCAAAGCTACGGAACACGGGCTGTCCGGCAAGTGACTTGCCGAACTTCGAGTGGATGTAGACGTCGACGTAGTCCTGCGTCTTGCCTTTGGCCAAGTTGTCGTAGTAGTTGCTGGGGAGCAGGTGAATCCAGTCCGCCTCTGGGCTCATACCCGACGGCTGAATCGTTACGTGGCAGTTATCTGGCGGGTCAACCAACAGCTTTTCCCAGAACGTGTCCATGTCTGGCGGGTTGCTCATCCCCCACAAGTGGCTGTTGGGTTTGCCGTCGTCAGTCACGCAGCCCTGTATGGGGTTGCCCTTTGCGTCATTACCCCACTCGGGCTTATGCGGCACCATCATACCGTCAGGATAACGTCCCAGACGACCTTGGAGCGCCTCAAACACGTCCTTGTTAATCTCTCGAAACTCGTCAAGCACGGCAAAACTGGCCTGCAAAGACAACAGTCGGCGCACGTCGTTGGAGTCGTCCAAACCTCGAAACAATATCTCGCACTCTACGTCGTCTAGCTTCAGGAAGAACTTGTACTCGGTCTTGAGGAACGAGCCTGCCATACCATCCGGGAACCACTTGAGCACGTCGGGGATGCTCGTGTCTCGCAGCTGCTCGCGTGTGTTACGAACCCACACACAGCGAGAACGCCTGACACCATCCTTACACGGCGCCATGCGCTTAGCGTGGTACAGAATCTTAACGATACCGGCTGTCGTCTTGGTGGAGCCTACTGGTCCACATACCAGAGACAAGAAGTCTTCGGCCAAGAAAAACGGCACGAGAGTTTCGACCGGTGCGTATTGTGTGCTCATAGGTGGTCTTCCCCAGCGTACTGGTAGTCCTCTGGCTCATCTAAAAAGATATTGCTCAGAGCTTTCTTCTTTGCGCTGGGTAGCGTGATCGTGGGTACGTCTACAACATCTGCCTTGGCTATGTGCATGCCTTTGGCGGTTGTCGGCGCGGAACCGGGTATGTTGATGGTGATGCTGTACCCTGCACCAGTCTGTGTCTCCACAGTCTTGCGCGGCTCTAGGTCGCCCCACTTGACCAAGTTCTCGACGATCTTAGCCCGCACTGCTGCAGGTATGTCGACATCTTTAGCCATCTGGTAGCTGTCTTTGAGCAGGTCTTCAGCAAGTAGTCGACACTTCGCGGCAAACGAAAAGCCGGAGTCGGTCAGCTCATTGACGTACGTCGTCACATACCCTGTGAACGTGGGGTTGGTTTTTATGGCGTCGTATTCTTGCTGGGATATACCCTCAGCAGCTAGCACTTCATGCACCGGGGCATTGGCCCCGACCTGATTTCTTGCGACAGCTAAAGCTAAATCCCTAAGAAATACGTCCGCGCTAATGGAGCGGTTCATGGCTGCCAATGTACCACATGTTCGTGGTGTGTCAATGGGGGCGTGGCTGGATAAACAATTTATGTGGCTGGGATGTTGTGGAAAAGATAGACTTGTAAAAATTAGGGGTCGCGTTACGCGGAACAGATCATATACCCCGGGGGGTACCCCCTATGGACGGGTGGAGGGGGTGGGGGTGCCACCAACTACTGTCATGATGTCCGCGCCTCGCGACCGCGCCGCTGAACTACTGTCATAAACTCCAGTAATTCCACGGGATTACGCTCATATTATGTTGCACACGTGGCGCGTTTGGCGTTATAATAACTCATGCCAACGAAAAGAGAACCTTTGTTGGCATGCGGCGCCTTCGCCAATACTTGTTTAAGGAAAATTTATCATGACATCCGTTATCAACGCTAAAGTCACGCCCGCTGCTGCGGTCAAAGTCACGCCCGTTTTGCCAGCGGTGGCACGCGCTATTAACAGTGCAGTGACGGCGAGCGCGTCTATGTTGTCCAAGACGCGCGAAGCTGCGCGCATGGCCAGCGAACAATTAGACGCCACGCTACCCTTGCGCGAGCGCATCGGCGCTATCATGAGCGCGTACAGCTCAGAATTGTCTAAAGACCATAACGTCAAGGCTATATTCAGTGACACGTTGACGCTATTGGCGTGCGGACAAACTGAAGTTGTAGTTAACGTAGTAGGCAAAGAGGGCAAGATGGAAACCAGCACAACCGCAGCGCAAGCCGTAGACATGAGCAAGCACAACTTAAAAGCTGCTGCGCGTCAGGTTCGCGAAGCTCATGACATCGGTCGCACGGTCAAACCTCGCGAAGCCAAACCCGCCAGCGAAGCTAAACCAAAAGCGCAAAGTGCGCCTGACATGTTATCCGTTGACGCGTTTTCTAATTGGCTTGACATGTTGCCAGAATATTTAGGCGATAGCGTATTTCACCCGCGTATCGTAGCGGCGCTTATTGGCAAAGGCTATACCCTCAACAAAGCCCTCAAGGGTCGCGCGATAACTGGAGTCTAAACCCAAGACCGCCCGCAAGGGCGGTCTCTTTTCGCTCGAAATTTTTGAGCCTATACAAACTACTGTCATGCTGCGCAGGCACTAACTACTATCATGCTGCGCAGGCACTAACTACTGTCATGGTTGGGACGCATGAACTACTGTCATGCT